AATTAAAAAATGAGCAAGAAGTTTTAAGATTAACAGAACAAAAAAGGATTGAAGATTTAAATAAAAAAGAAGCCGAAGATAATCGCAAAAAATATGAAGAGCAACAAAGATTAGAAAAGGAAAAGAGAGATAAAGCTATAAAAGATGAAGAAGAATATCTAAAAAATCAAAAAGATAGAGCAGATCAAAGGAGAAAAGATATTGCTAAAGATCAGGAAGATATTGATAAAGAAAATGAAGATAAAAAAGAGCAACAAAAGAAAGATGATGCTGATTTATTAGATAGATTAACTCAAAGAGGTGTTGTATCAATAAAAGTTGCTGAAGATACAATTCAAGCCAATCAAGATATAGAGCAGTCAAAAATTGCACTTGCTGAACTTGAAAAACAAAAGCAAGAAGAGCAAGTAAATCTTGCAATGCAATCACTCGACATTCTTTCTGGATTAGTAGATAAAAATAGTGCAGCAGGAAAGGCAATAGCAGTTAGTCAAGCGATTATAAATACATATCAAGGTGCTTCTAAAGCAATCGCACAAGGTGGAACATTTGGACCAATATTGGCAGCAGCAACCATTGCAGCCGGTATGCTAAATGTTAAAAAAATAGTTAGCACTAAAATACCATCAGCTAAAGGAAGTGGTGATGTTGGTGGTGGATCAGTACCAACTATTTCTGCATCTGCTCCTGTTCAGCCACAATTACCACAGGCACAGACAACTAATTTAAGTTCATCTACTATTAATGCACTTGGAAATCAAGCTATAAAAGCCTATGTTGTAGAAACAGATGTTACTTCTAATCAGCAAAGAATCAAGGCTATACAACAAAGAGCAAGGTTTGATTGATAATTAATAAAATAATAAACATTTATAGATATGGAATTACCTATTTACGAATTAATGATAAGTGATGATTTGCAAGATGATGCAGAAGTTTCATTTATAGCATTAGTTGATAGACCTGCCATCCAAAAGAATTGGAATGCTTTTAAAGAAAATGTTAAGTTTCAGATTATTTCAGAAGATAAAAGAATTATCAGTGGTCCTGTTATGTTGGCTGATAGTCCTATTTATAGGAATGATGCTACTAATGGTGAGTACTATGTTGTATTTAGTAAAGATACTATTTTCAAAATTGCTCAAAAGTTCTTCAAAAAAGGATATCAAGCAAATGTAAACTTAATGCACGATTCAGAGCAACAAGTTAATGGAGTTACTATGTTTGAATCTTTTATATCTGATAAAGATAGAGGTATTCAAGCTATGAGAGGTTTTGAAGATGCTCCAGATGGAAGTTGGTTTGGATCATTTAAAGTGGAAGATGATTCAGTATGGCAGATGATTAAAGAAGGTAAGGTTAAAGGATTTTCAGTAGAGGGAATATTTGAATATGCTAAAGCTAAAACTAAAGAAGCACAATTATTGGATAGCATTAAAGAAATCTTGCTATCTGTTAAGTGATAAACATTAATTAATATAAACATTTAGAATTATGAACGCAAAAGATGCAATCTTAAAAATCAGAGCATTATTTGAAGATATGCCTGTAGAAGCACCAAAGGAAGAAATGCCAAAAGAAACTAAAGTTGAAATGGCAGAATATTCTTTGGCTGATGGTACTAAAGTAGAAATTTCTGAAATGGCTATTGGTGGTGCAGTTACTTTGGCTGATGGATCAGCTATAGCACAAGGAGAATATACATTGGCTGATGGATCAAGCATTCAAGTTGATGATAAAGGTATCATCATTGAAATAGCTTCTCCTAAAGAAGATGTAATGCCAGAAGAAGCACCTGCTGAAATGCCTGAAGATATGGGTAAGAAGCAAGATGCTAAAATGGAAGAAATGCAATCAGAATTCAATAAGCAAATAGATGAATTGAAAGCAATCAATGAAGCATTGCAATCAAAGATTCAAGATATTGAGTTTAAAAATAAAGAAGGATTTAGTTTGGTAGTATCAATGTTGGAAGAGTTTAGCAAAGTACCTTCTGCTGATCCTATTGAAGCACCTAAATCTCACAAATTTGAACAATCAAAAGACATTAAGTTTGAAAGACTTAATAAATATAGAAACGCAATTTTAAACAATAAAAATTAAATAAAATGGCTTTTAGCGTAAGTACTCTTGCAGACTACACAAAGGAGAACGAAGCATTGCTCGTTACAAACTCCGTACTTGGTGCAAAAACTGCTTCATTGATTAAATCACAAGGTAACGTAATGGTTGGTGTGAAATCAAGTGAGCAAATCAACATTATGGACACAGATTCTTTCTTCCAAGCAGGTGGAACTTGTGGATTTAATGCTTCTGGAACTACTTCATTCACTCAAAGACCTGTAACGGTTGGTAAGATTAAAGTAAACGAAGCACTTTGTCCTAAAGCATTGGAAGCTAAATATCTTCAGAAAGCATTGCCAACAGGAAGCAGATACGATTCTATTCCTTTTGAGCAAGAATATTCTGATAAAAAGGCTGCAAATATCGCTGCTCAACTTGAAACTGCTATTTGGCAGGGATCACTTTTGAGTGCTGATGGCAACTTGAATAAATTTAAAGGATTTATCAGGCATTCACTTGAGGCTTCTGCTTCAATCATTGCTGCTAACTCATCTACATATATCTCTGGTGGTCCTGTAGCTTCAATCACTTCTGCAAACGTAATTGCAGTATTTGATGCAGTATATTTGGCTATTCCTGCTAAGGTTGTTGCTAAAGATGATATGACTATTTTCTGTGGTCAAGATCTTTTCAGACTTTACACCATCGCACTTAAAAATAGTGCTAACTTCCATTATCAAATTGATGCGAAGGCTGATAGCGAATTCATCCTTCCTGGTACTTCAATTAAAGTTGTAGCAGTTGCAGGTTTGAATGGTACAAACAAGATCTATGCATCTCGTTTGAGCAATATGTTCATCGGTACTGATCTTTTGAACGAAGAAGAGAAATTTGAAATCTTCTATGCTAAAGAAGCTGATGAAGTTCGTTTCGTATCTGAATTCAAGATGGGTGTGAACTTTGCATTCCCTGATGAGTGGGTTGAATTTAAACTCTAATTTAATAGGGGAGGTAAAACTCCCCTTTTTATAACTTTATAAATTTAAAAATATGGCTTGTGCTTTAACACAAGGTTACACACTTGATTGTAGAGATTCGCTTGGTGGTTTAACGGAGGTTTACTTCATTGAATCATCAAATGTTACATCTACTACTGATGCAAGTGGAGTAATCACGGCTTTGACAAAAGCTACAGGAAAAAAGTTCTATAAATATGAACTTGTTAAAGGAACATCATCTTTTGTAGAGAATATAAATTCATCTGTTGAGAATGGAACTATCTTTTATCAGCAAGAATTGACTTTAATTCTAAATAAACTTCAAGTTAATACCAGAAATGAAATTTTGCTTCTTGCAAAGAATCTTCTTGATGTTGTCGTAAAAGACAATAACGGAAACTTCTGGTATCTTGGTTATACAAGGGGTATGGATGTAACTGCAGGATCAGCACAATCAGGTGCAGCAGAAGGAGATAGAAGTGGTTATACTTTGACATTTACAGGTAAAGAGCCTTCAATGGCATATAGTGTAGCATCAAACGTAGCATCTGCTTTGACTACTGCAGGTTAGTTTTGAATAATATATACAGAATGAGCCTTGCCTTAATTGGCAGGGCTTTTTTGTTAAATACCATAAGTATTTACATTTATAGTTGATGATTCAGCTAACAAAGGGTGCAACCCAATACATATATTTAACATTAAATGAAAAGGAATTATTAACTAATCCTAACTATCTATTTATTTTTACAAGTAGAAGCACTAACACAAGTGTAAAGTTTGTTTTATTAAATAATGCAGATATTAGCTTATTTAAAGATAGATATAATAAATTCAGTTTAGTTGTTAATGATTATTTTAGTTCATCATTGATTGGTCAATATACCTATGAAATATATGAGCAAACGAGTTCAAGCAATTTGAATCCTACAGGTTTAAATATGCTTGAGAGTGGAATAATGATGTTAAATCAAGCATCTACAATTTATACAAGTTATCAGACAACAGATACTTATAAAATAAGACAATGAGTTTTCAAATAATACAATTTGCAGAAGCAAAGCAGCCAGAATATAAAGAGAAAAAAGGCGAAGGAT